CAGTGGCCGCGGGCGCGTTTGCGGTCCCGGCGCCGTTTCTGGTGGGCGCTGTAGCCGTCGCGGCAGACCTGACAGCGGCACTTGCCGTAGATGTAGGCGTATTCGGTGCCGTGCGTCATCCCTGCCTCCGAATGGACACGACGGGCGCGGGCTGCTTCGGCTTCGCGGGCTTGCGGTAGACGCGGCCCGTGCTCGACTTGAGGCGGGCTTCGCGCGCCATGCGAATCCCTTGGTCCTGGTCGTAGTCGCGGCCCGTGGTGAACTTTAGGCCCGTGGCCTTCCACGCGGGATCGGGACGGTCACGCCAGGCGAGGAGTAAGCGGCTGATCCAGTTCATGCCGGCACCCGATACGCGAGTGCCGCCAAGTCATGCTCCGTCGTCTCTGGAGTGACCTGTAACATGCGGCCAATGCAGTCCGCCTGAGAGCGCCAGACGGCCTCACGGATTGGGCGCAGTCGCGCTCTTGCCGCTGCGATCTTTTCGTCCAATGTTTCGTCGGCGGCGTCGGCGTCGGCGGCGGCGGCGTCGGCGGCGGCGGAGTAGGCGTCGGCGTCGGCGGCGGCGGCGGCGGCGGAGTAGGCGTCGGCGGCGGCGTAGGCGGCGTCGGCGGCGGCGGCGGCGTAGGCGGCGTCGGCGGCGGCGTCGGCGGCGGCGTAGGCGGCGGCGTAGACGTAGGCGGCGGCGCGAGACTTCATCGCCTCGCGCTCGGCGCGCAACATCGTCGCCGCCTCTTTCAGCGCCTCCGACGTGACGAGCGGGGCCATCGCGCGCAGCTTCTCTGCTACTGGCTTGAGCCACGACACTTCATCCCACCAGATCGCTAGTGATCCGCGAATGGCCCAGTCAGCGGCGAGTCGTGCGCGATAGGCCGCAACGGTATCGGTGCTCTTACTGCCGACCATGCTGACCACGAACGGCAGGAGCAGTTCGGTCCTGAGTGCGTCGTTGTCGATGCGGTCATTGAGGCGCATAGCAAAGGTCCGCACGACTGGACACGCGCATCTCGGGGCGTCTGAGAACGGCTCCCCGGCCAGCCAGGCTACGGACTCCATCACGCACGCGCCGCGCTCGAAGTCATCGTGGCTCCCGGCTTTTAGGAGGAAGTTCTTAGGCAGTGATCGGACGATTTCGGGAATGGTCATGGCGTGGCTCCGATGTAGATACAGAAGGCGATGAAGGCCAGCGCCAAGGCGATGGCGATGGTCCAGCGAAGGAAGGCGCGGATCACTGGCGCACGTCGCTTTCCCAGGCGCGCCTTCCAGGCCGGGTCAGGACGGTCACGCCACGCGAGGAGGAGTCGAGACAACCAGTTCATGCGACACCCCATTGAGCGGCCATAGCGGCGGCGATGCCTGAATATGTGCGGCTGCGGTTCTTCCAGCGGTCAGGCGATGGCGGTTCGCGGTGAACGCGGGCCACGCGCCCGTCGACAATCTGCGTCGGCCTGAGTGCCGGCAGGTTCTTCAGCCAGAGACACGTCGCTTTGACTTCACCGTGGCCGAACTGCCATGGCTGGATGATTTGGTCAGGCTTGCGAATACGCGATGAGATGATGCTGACCGGGTTCTCGAGCGCGATTCGTTTGATCGGTGCGTCAAGTAGGTCACGGACGAACATCAGCGCGATTTCCTGTTCGGCCGTCTTGCTTTTGAACCATCTCGCCCCACTGACGGCCAGGTGCGTGCAGGGCGGGTGGAAGATACCCACGTCCCAGCCGTCGGCGAGATAACCGCGCACGTCACCGACGATGTGGAACTCGCTGCCGTCTTCGGCCGGCAGCAGGTCACACGAGTAGGCGTCCACGCCCACGGACCGCAGCGCGTTGCGAACCACGCCTGAGAACTCGCAGCCGACAAGTGCCTTCATGCGTTCACGTCGCTTTCCCACGCGCGCAGGACTTCGCCCGTCTCGAGGTCGACGAGCCGGAACTCCACGAGGCCGTTCGGGTCGCCGCTGATTCTTAGCTTGTGGTCGTGCTCGTCTCGATGGCACTCGAAGCAGAGCGCGATTCGGTTCGACGGGTCATCAGCCCCGCCCGCGCTCCGGTAGACCAGATGATGGGCGTGCATCATGTCGGTCAGCGAACCCGTGAACACGAGTGCCTCTTCGCAGGCGCGGCACCATCCGCCGTCCCGAGCGTAGACTTCGCGTCGGATGTCGTCCTCAACCTTCCTGGCGGCGAGTTTAGCCTGACGGATGGCCTTGTTCGCTTCGGTCTTGGAGGCGGCTTTCCGCTTGAGCAGGTCCGCGCGCCATGTCCCGCGCGCCGGCTTGAAGAACGTCTGATGCGACATCTACGCCCGTCCTTCCTGATAGCACGCGATGCACCGCTGGCAGTCGTTCGGTTGGCCGCAGTCACATGGACGCGGGCAGATCGAGCAGGGATGGCCCTCAGACTCGTGCTGTTCGTCCTTCTTGGCGTCAAGTATGTCGGCGCACTCGGACGAGCAGACGCCTGAATCCGTCATGCTGCCGCAGTTCTTGCAAGGTCCCCAACCGCTCATATAGCCTCTACTTGTGAAGGGTCTGGAATCACCACGCCGAGTCCAGAGGCGAACCGGACGCACTGGTCTACATATTCAGCGAACTCGCTGGTATTAGTCTTTGGCGTGCGCTTTCGCCTTGGCGTTCCGGTGATTGGGCAGTCCTCAATTCGCAGGAACTTGAACGCGAGTGCCTCATGCATCTCGTCAGGCTCGTAGCCGGTGTGTTCGCTCAGGAGGTGAATCACGACGCCCCAGTAATACCGGTTCGCCTTGCTCGTGCGTTGTGCCTTGTGTTTCCTGACGACCAACTCGAGCATCCCGTCTCCGAGGGTGCGCGCGTAGTTCGCCAGTGCTGTCCTGTCATCGACTTTGAGTCCGGTCGGAGTCAAGCGGCACGCGAAGACAGGGATGGGCGCGTTCACGCCGGCACCGCCGCGCTCCAACCCTTGAGCGATGATTCTTCGGTGCTGAGTTCGGATAGGAAAGCCTTAGCCTTCTCGGTGTATTCATCGATGGCGGATTCGTCTCTACTCACGCGCACCACCAGGAGCCGAAGATGCTCAGGAAAACGCGGGTCATAAGACACGAAATCGCACCACTGGCAACCCGTGATCCAGAGCTCGTGGAGCGTCTGCGCTCGGTGCTCAGACGGCATGCCGTTCGACTTCAAGTAGCGCAGGTGGGTGGCCGACTTCGGGCACTTGATTGACACGAGTCCAACGCGGTCCAGCGTCCATCCGTCAGGGGAGCATCCGGCTTGTAGCGTGTCGTGCTGGACGAAGCCGACCGGCGCCACAATCTGGCCCGTGTGCGACTCGTATGCCGCTAGCGCCTCGGCCTCATGGTCGGTGCCCCACTGCATCTCAGGGGAGACGTAGCCGGATTCAGATGCTTGTCCAGTCAGTCGCTCAACGAGCAACTGCACGCGCAGGTCACGCCGTGCTGCCGCCTCGCCTTTCTGGATGGTCGCCAGCATGTCGGCCGCTCGTGAGCCGGTAAGTAGGCCGAGACGCGCCTGGTGCCATTCTGGTGTGCGCTGTGCTATCTCGTGGACAATCACGCCGTCACCGCCTTGACCTTCGCGGCCTTTGCCTTAAGGGCTTCCCACGCCTTGGCGTCCACCTTCGTGAGATGCGCCTTGTAGTCCTTGCGGCTGTCGTTCCACGCCTTCTGGAGCGCCGGCAGACCCTCGTCGGCCGTCAAGGCGACGTCAGCCAGCCAGTCGTCGTAGCCGTCAGGAGCGCCGACGCGTCCAGCCCGCTTCGCGTCGTCGTCCTCGTTGCGCGTGACGATGTTGCACAGGTCATTCGTGGTGTAGCGCCGGCCGTAGGACATGGCCGAGCCGAGGCCTTGGATGGCGTTCTTGTTGCCGCTGGAGTCGGCGCCAGACAGGAACTCGCTGGTCCGTTCGTGGCCTGCCGCATGGGCAAGTATGCCGGTGATTTTAACGATGCCCTTTTCCGGCCAGTCCGTCCGGTGGCTCAGCGAGAACCCGTGCTTTGACAGGATGGGTCGAACCGTCTCCACGATGTCCTCAAGCGTGGCGTATGTGCCGTTGTTCGTCCGCGCACGCTCTATGACCACAGGCATTTCTCGCTGCATCGCGGCGAACGACTGGTTGAACGATTCGCGCGCCAAGTCGGCCCTCATCTGACGCTGGAGGTCGATGATCTGGCGGAGCTTATCGACGTCCACGTTGGGATTGTTCGCCAGCGCCTCGACCACGGACGCCAGGGCCGTGCTTTCGTTTGCCGGCACGAGCGCCATCTCTTGAATAGGGGTAGCCATTATCGCGTCTCCAGTTTCGCAAATGAGGCCTTCGCCGCGGCGTCCACCATGCCGGGGATGCTCGTGCGCAGTCCCGACAGCAGGTTGATCCGGTCGCCGGTCACGAGGGCCTCGCGCACGATGTCGGCATGGCTGTGGTCTTCCCAGTGCTCGACGACCGCGTCGATGTGGCCTTCGATGGTCTTCATGATGGCCAGTCCCGCGGCGCCGAGGGCCAACTGCTGCGTCTGCGTATTCACGGCTCCCGCGGCCATCGTGGCCACACGCAGCATCTTGGCCTGTTCGTGCTCGGGCAGTTCGTCGAAGTCGTTGTAGACGCCCCGGCGTAGGCAATCGAGCGTGTGGAGTTTCGTGGCGATGATGCGGATGAGGCCGCGTTCGACGTCGCGCATCTTCTCGGTCACGAAGGGCATACGGGTCACGGTTTCCATCTGAGTCTCCTGAAAAAATCCGCCCACTACTGGCACCGCGGGGCAGGCTTCACGGGGTGTCCCCGGTTTCGAGGCCGGCGCCAAACTTACAAGGTCCACGGGTCGAGGTGGTCATGGTCGCGGCAGGCCCATCGGACCGTGCCGGCCTGGTCAATCAAGAGGCGCGACATCTGCCGGATCGGTTTCATAATGCCGCACGCCGCGCACGTCTCGACCGCTTCCGGCTTGGCCTTCACGGCCCGCAGCAGGAGCGCCACGAGTCCGACGGAGACGACCAGCGCCATCCAGGTGCCGATCATCGCGTCACCTGAATCGGCGGCAGCGCGTGGAACCAGTCGCCGCCGTGGTGGATGGCATGGGCCTCGCCGTGGCCACAGACGGTGCAGAGCGGCAGCAGGGCGTGCCGGGTGAACTCATGGGCCAGCGCCTTCCAGTCCGGGGCCGGCTTCCCGCCGCGGCGGTGGCGCATGTGGTGCTGCATCTCGGTTCGCATGTTAGTTCTCCACCACGTAAGAACCGGGCTCAAGGCGATAGCGGCGCGGTTCGGCTTCCGGCTTGCGCTGGAGCATGATGACGATGCCGTCTTCGGACTCGGCGAGGCCGGAATGGTCCCAGTCGACCGATACCACCTGGCCTGACACGTTCCAGACCGGGATGCGGATGAAGTCGCCTTCTTCGAGCGGCAGCGCGCGGTTCGTGTTCGTCATGAGTCAGAATATACGTCAATACAGAATGCCTGTCAATACAAATGTAGACACAACACAAAAATATGTGTAGACTGTTTTCCATGGACGACGGACTGACCCTGACCCCACGCCGGCCTCCGGTCGTGCGGCCAGGCACCAAAGCGAAGAACCTGAACATCCGCCTGACCGCGGCGCAGCTGGAGCAGATTCACGAGCGCGCCAGCGAGCAAGGCGTCACCGTCTCGGATTACGTGCGAGAATCAGCCCTGAGCCAGAAAGGCGCCTGAGCCATGACCACCAAATGCCTGATCCTCGAGCGTTGCACGCCGGATGAACTCCTCGCGCTCCGTGACGCCGGATTCGACGATGCCGCCGCCGCCATTGACGCCAAACTGGGACTCTGGGCCGATACCCTCTACCGCTCCACGTTCCGGACTGACCCTGCGATGACGCCTCGACCCGTGCGTGAGGTGTCCGCCGGATTCAGCCGCGACGTGTATGCGTTGGCTGAGCAGGCGCGCGTCAAGGTGTCAAGCCGCTGACGTTCCACGTGGAACAGTCATGAAATTGACGACTGAAAAAGTGAAAAAGCAGAATGGCGGCGCTCGGCCTGGTGCTGGCCGCAAGCTCGGGGGCGAGAACGAGTCCACCATCCGGAAGCGTGCCATTCGTGAGCGCATCCTGGCCAAGTTTGAGGAGCACGTCGAGGCGCTGGCCCAGGCTCAAGTCGACAACGCGATGGGCCTCAAGCACTTCTACCTGCGTGACCCGAAGACGCAGCAGTTCGTCCAGATTACCGACCCGAAAGAGATAGAAGTCGCGCTGAACTGCGGCAAAGAGGGCGAATACTACTGGATTCACACGAAGGTGCCGAGCACGCAGGCGTTTACCGCGTTGTCTGACCGCGCCATCGACAAGCCCGTGGAGCCGCCCCAAGAACTCGATGTGCATGGCGACCTTGTGATTCGCTGGGGCGGCTAGGTGCCGTTCAAGGCCAAAGCGGTCAAGCCCGAGCCGCGCATCGTTGACATCCCCTACACGCCTCGGATGTGGGCGCGCCCGTTCCACGCCTCGTTCCGCCGCTGGGCCTGTCTCATCCTGCACCGTCGCGCCGGCAAGACCACGTGCGTCATCAACCATCATCAACGCGCTGCGCTCGATAACGACTGGGAGCGCCGTCGCCTAACGACACTCCTGCCGCATAAGCCCGAGGCTGTCTCCGGACTGATGACCAAGCGCCGGCAGTATGCCCATGTGATGCCGAGCTACAAGCAGGCGAAGGGCACGGCGTGGCTCATGCTCAAGGACATCGCGCGCCCGGTGCCGGGGGTGAAGTTCAACGAGTCCGAGCTCTCCGTCACGTATCCGAATGGAAACATCCTGACGCTGGTCGGTGCTGATAGTCCGGACAGCCTGCGAGGTCTGGGCCTCGCCGGCGCCAGTCTCGACGAATACAGCCAGATTGCTGACAACGCCTTCGGCGAGGTCATCTCGAAGGCGCTCGCTGACCAGCTGGGATACGGCGTGTTCTGCGGCACCATCAAGGGCCGGGACAAGCTGTATGTGATGCATGCCGCGGCGAAGGATGCCGGCGACTGGTTCGCGCTGTGGCAGGACATCGACAAGTCGTTGGCGACCGAGTCCGGAGCCACGATTGACGCGCTCAGGCAGGCGATGGAGGACGAGCGGGCGCTGGTCGTGCAGGGCGTGATGACGCAGGACGAGTTCGACCAGGAGTGGTTCCTGTCCGCTGATGCCGCCATCAAGGGGGCGATTTATGCGAAGGAGCTCGGGCAAGCGAAGGCCGACGGCCGTATCTGCCGCGTGCCGTATGATGCCCGTCTCCGGGTCGATACCGATTGGGACTTGGGCGTGGGTGACAGCACGGCCATCTGGTTCTCGCAGCGGCTCGGGTCAGGCGAAATCCGCATCATCGACTATTACGAGGCCAGCGGGGAAGGGCTGCCGCATTACGTGAAGGTGCTGTCAGACCGCAAATACGCCTACGGGGAGCATTGGGCGCCGCACGATATCGAGGTCAGGGAACTGGGCTCGGGCAAGTCCCGGCGCGAGATTGCTCATGGGCTCGGGCTGACGTTTCAGGTCACGCCGAACATCGGGCTCGAGGATGGGATTCACGCGGCACGGCTGGCGATGGCCCGGTGCTGGTTCGATGAGGTCAAGTGCCAGGTGGGGCTGGAGCGGTTGCGGCACTACCGGCGGGCGTGGAACACGTCGTTGAATGAGTTCAAGGACACGCCGGTGCATGATTTTTCGTCGCATGCGGCGGATGCGTTTCGGGGGCTGGCGGTGCGGGAGCGGCCGATTGAGAAGGCCCGGAAGCCGGCGTATGCGGCGATGGGTGGGTCACTGGGTTGGATGAGTTGAGGTGGGTATGACAGGCATTTTCTGGCGCATTCTCGTGGCGGTCGTGGCGGTGGTGCTGACGTTCGCGCTGATTCCGCCGCTGTCGCGGATACTGGGGTTCGGTGTCACCGGGGACGTGATGCTGGTGGTGCGCGTGTGCGTGGCCGGTATCGCGCTGTTCTACATCCTGCGTGGGCCGTGGCCTTCACCGAAACCCTGACCGTGCTATCCTGTCCCGCGATGCGCCGCGCTCACGGCTGGGGGGCACGCTCGACTTGCACGAGAGTCGCCGCGTCTCGGTGTGGCTTGGCCCCAAGTCAGACCGGCGTGAGCACGCGCATCATTGTCCCCCGTGGCTGACTCCCCGCTGATTGTCCTCGCCCGCGCCCGGTTCGACCAGGCCTCTGAGTCTGAAGCCGAACAGCGCAAGCGGGAACTCGCCGCGCTCAAGTTCTACGAAGACGACCAGTGGCCGGCGGATGTCCGCGCAGACCGGTCCGGACAGCAGTCGAGCAATGGTCTGCCGCCAGTCCCGCCGCGGCCGTGTCTGACCATCAACAAAATCAAACAGCCCGTGCGGCAGGTGCTCAATCAGGAGCGCAACGCCGACATGGGAGTTGAACTCGTGCCGGCCGATGACTTTTGGTTGGAGGGTGTGCAGCCCATCAGCGACGAGGAGATTGAGCTACGCGAAGGGCTCATCCGGCGCATCCAGCGGCATAGTCATGCTCAATCGGCGCGCTCGTGGGGCTTCTCTCGGGCCGTCATCGCTGGCCGCGGCTTCTGGCGTGTCTCGACGCAGTATGTGTCGCCGAAGTCGGATGACCAGGAG